ATTAGCACCCGTACTGACAACTGTACCAATAGCAGCGTTTTGTATAGCTGTGTCAAGAGGAACACCTGCAACCACCTGCGCCCCAGCTTGTAATGTTGCTCCAGCAATAGCAGTTGCAGTTGCAGAAGATACTCCTAAAGCACTAGCTATAGACGGAGCTAACGCTTCTGCCATGCCAGGTATTGCGGCAGCCGCAGCTATTTCAGCAATAGCAGTGGGATTGCTTAATATAGAAGATAAAAACCCACCAGAACTGGCATTTTGTTGATATTGGGCATTTAAATTTTGTACATCAGACTGTATCTGACTTCCAGTCAATCCTTGTTGATTTAAGAACTGAAGATTTGCATTTATTTGGTCTTGATTGTTATTTTGAGAAGCCGTGAGTAATTGATTTTCAGAAAAAGCAATAGGGTCTTGCATTGCATTTTGCAACGTCTGTGTCCAATTTCTGCCTCCTCCACTCACAATATCAGACAAACCAGGAATAGCTTGTATAGTTGAATTAAGGTATCCTAATGTGGTATCTGGCGCATAAGTTGTTACAGGATTACCGCCTCTGCCTTCAATTGTGGTTACATATTGTTGGGTATCTAAAGCCATTAGTTAACTCCCAACGCAGTAGCTATTTGCGTATGTATGTCATTATGTACGCCTATCCAATCATAGAAATCATCTTCTACGTTAAAGTCTGCGTCTAGCAATTGAAAAGGATTGTTAAGGTACAGGATGTTAGCTAAAGACTCGTGCATCTGGTTGTGTATAAGTAACCAGTCATCAATGTTAGATGGGTCTATATCTTCTATAGGATAAAAAGGCGTAGCTATTCCCTTACTATTTAAAGTCTGGAAGAATAACTGATGCTGTAGATAGTTCTCAAACTCAAACCGCTTAAGACCTTCTAAATCACCAAATTCAACATATGATAAATCATCAAAGTTCAACTTTTGTCTGCCTTGTTATCTAACTTGTTAAATATCTGCTTACAAATATCTTTAATTTCGTCTATATCTCTGTGATAGTCTTCTTTTGTTACATAGTCTCTAGGCATAGCACGAACATCTGAATCTAAACGTTCTATAGCCTTAGTAATGTTGTTAAGTACCCATCCTGCAAGAAACGCTGCAATAGTTACTACTATGTCAAAGATTTGTTGTAATTCCATTTAAGCCACTTTTACAATTATTGTTGTCAAGTTGTTAACTACAGATATAACTTTACCAACTGATTGCATATACTGTTGAAGTGTCATTGCAGATTCTGATACTGCTTCACCGCCAATAGATCCGTCTTGTTTTGCAACTGGAACAATATATTGCCCTGCAGATGCACCTGTTACATTGACTGGAACTTGACCACTAAATGCAATTCTGTCTACCAACGCTCTGGCAGTTTCTACATCTGCATTAAAGGATGATAAAGCGGTATTATATTGAGTAAGTTCTGTTTGATAGTTTGCTTCAATAGTAGCCCATTGCTCATCAGACTCATCTTTTCTTGTTGGTTCTGTTGGCTTTGTTGGTGCAGTTAAATGAGAACCCCATGTGTCGCCACCAACAAGACCAGGGTTTGTAGATTTAACTACAAAACTTATTGCATTTGCAAATACATTTGTTAATTTACCATTTACATCTATACCGCAAACGTCACCTTTGTTAATAATAAAATCACCCGCCTTGGTCATATATTCAGCATAGTCAGCACCAGATTGATTTACTGTACCTGCGGCATTTAAAGAACGACCTGTACCTCCATTTTTTTGCAAATATAAAACAGATGCTGATGCTGTATTAGCTCCAGTTGTATCTGCGTTTGCTATTGCGGCTGAAAAGTTATTGGTTGCACCTGATGAATAAGAACTCCCTGCAAATATTGCAAAAGTTCCAGAATTATTTGCGGTTAAAGCGTGATAAGAACCGCCAGGGTTATATCCCGAACCCGTTTGCAAATATGAACTATTACTTAGTGTCATTGCTTGGGTAAATGTAATAGCATTACCAGCAGTTCCTGATGCTGCTGTATACCAACTGTGTACGCCATTTAATTGTTGATAGGCAGCGGCATAGTTGGTGTTAATGTAAATATCGTTTGTGCCGTTGTAATAGCGGTTTGAAGATACCAACACTTGAGAAGTATTTGTTCCCCCATTAATTGAACCAGAAGCTCCAATTTGAATCGCTTTTTGCGTTGACACCCAAGCACTAGGAGTAACACCTACACCCACGTTTTGAGATGTATCTATTGTTACCGCAGTATTGCCATTTGTTACCATCGTAACAGCACCATTAGCACTTGCTATAGAAACATTAGATGTACCGTTAACAATAGAATTTGTACTTACGTTACTTGTACCCCCCTGTATAGTCACATTTGTAAGCGTCACATTACCAAGGCTTGTAACCGTATTTCCGAGAGCAACAGATGTATTACCAATAGTTACCGAACTATTTGCAAGAAAATTATTAGGTATGCCAGAAGCCACACTACTAATAGTTACGTTAGCAAGAGCTACGTTAGCAAGCGTAGTAACTGTGTTTCCAAGAGCAACTGATGTTGTTCCTATAGTCACAGGCGTAGCAAAGTTTGTATCTAACTCTGATAGCGGTATTGATGATGTTGCACTTGCAAATGTATAAGGTACGCCAGACATATTAGAACCTCACTCTTAATTCATGTTCAAATTCAAATGTGTTAACAGTAAAAGCAGGATTGCTAGAAGTCATTGTTAACCCTAAATACTTTCCATATTGTGCAGCATCTGACTTATATAAGAAATAGCCAGACTGCAACAACCACGCAATTGTTTGACTAGAAAAATTAGTCCACCCTATTGCATTATTACTATTGTTTATCCACGTTGCCGTAGAATTAGAAAGAACATACGGGCTACTAGAACCCGTCTCACTGTCCACAGTTACGCTAAAGTTACCGCCCTGAGTTAACGTAGCTTCTACCGCAAATTTTAACGCTTGCTTGGTTCTTATGGGGTCACCCATATCCATCAACGCAGTCTGTATATAACTGTTAACTGCACTTGTATTGTTAGCATAAAGTTGGTACAAAGCATTAGATTGTGTACCGTAAAGGTTTATTTTTCCAGATAGGGGCGCAGAAGTAACATATTGCAACGTCCCCTGGCTGGTAATAAACCATTTCTTTTCAAAAAACACTGCTTGTATATACCTAGACCCACCAGAACCATAAGGACAGCTGGAGTTAACATAAAAGTTAAATACAGCACAGAGAATGTTATTTAACAATGCCTGACCAGCTGTTATAGGCTTTGTAAAGTCAATATAGGGGAAAATACCATCAAGAGGGTCTGAAATCTTGGTTGTTGTAGAACCTACAAGAGCATATACACCGTAATCGTTCATAAATAACACAGAACGGAAGTACGGAAATATGGCGTAAATACGTTTAGAACCTATAGACGCAGATACGTTGGTATTTGTAAATACAGTTGCGCCCGTAGATGTAACTTGTAAATTAGAAAACACGTTAATAGAGTCATCTCCAAAAACGTATAAAAAGTTGTTAGCAGACAATAATGCTTGTATATTGCCGTGCAAAGTAGAGTCTGTTAAGTTAAAAGCTACTGCAGATACAGAAGTAAAGTCTGTGGGTGATACGGAAGAAGATGCGTAAACTGTACGCCCCGCTGCCACCCAAACTCTTCCTGAAAAAGTTGCCACATCCACAATACCGTTCGTGTTGACAGTAGCAGTAATGTTTGCACCTGTTCCAGAGCCTCCAATACTGACTGTTGGTGCACTTGTATACCCTGACCCTACGTTATTCATAATAACCTGGGTAATAACGTTACCAGAAATGACTGCAGACGCATTTGCTCCTGACCCGCCGCCTCCGCTAAAGGTTACGTAAAGAGAACCGCTAGTGCCGTATCCTGTGCCTCCATTGTTGACTTGCACAGATACCGTACCAGTTGCAAAGGTCACCAGTTGAGCTATTGCTGTAGCGTTAGCACCACCTCCACCAGTAATGGTCACTGTTGGTTGAGAAGTGTATCCACTACCTGCGTTGGTCAAAAGAATACTGCTGACCGTATTAGCTGTTGTAGTGGTTGCTACTGCTGTAGCTTGTTTACCACCTGTTTGATTAGGAACAGAAATAGTAACGTTAGGTGCACTTGTATATCCAGTACCAGGGTTAGTTATTGCAATAACACCCACAGCACCAATAGACACTACGTTATTACCATCCCATGAGTACAAACCCTTAGATGGGTCACCTATAAATACGTTTGTGTTTTGATATTGAGCTGCACTAACACCAGATGATGAAAATGTACCTGCTACCGCAACATTTCCTAAAGTTGAAGTAGCTAAGTCAAAATATTCCATTTGACCGTTAGTTTCTGACGCAATAATGTAGTCATCAGTCACGTTAGCAGATGTTAAATAACTAACCGTGTTAGAAAAAACAACTGCTACATTACCTACGTTTGATACTGCAGATGATGTTGGAGTTATTTTGATGTTGCCAAACCCTATAGGCATGGCATTTTCTATCCAATTAAACTCATCTTTGTCTATAGCAGTGCGGTTAGCTTTGGTATTTAAACCTTTAAACTGCTTAACAATTGCATAAGACTTTTTTTGCTCGGCTGATGCCATCCTCAACCTCCACTACTGTAGGGGTTAGGGATTCTCCTGGTGTATGTACTGTTGAGTACATTTAACACTTTTTTATTGTATTGTTGTTGGAATATTTCAGCCTCTCCATAGCTTTGTTCGTAAAACTTGGCTTTGTAAGCTGCGTAATATTGAATAGCCGTATTCCACGGGTCAATAATTGAATCTACAGTATTGGGTGAAGTTATGGACAATGCAGTTGGCAATATAACTGTGTCCATCTCAATATAGTAAGACTGGTCAGGTACAGGAGCAATGTATATTTGTTGTTGACCGTAAACAGAAAAACAAATAGGTCTGCCTATGTAATTTTGCCAATAACGCAGTTGAGCAGTGAAGTCAGACCAAGGAAGATACCGCATAGGTATACGGCTATTACCCCAATACAGATTGATATTGAGAACATCAACCGTGTTAATTCCGTTAGGTAGTGCAGCAAATGGGATAATTTCAGCATTTTGTACATATAACAAAGTTGCAGTTCCGTCTGCAAATGCTGTAGACGGGGGAAATATGTTTGTTCCTGTTGGGTACGCAGGTGCAGTAGAACCAGACGTTCCAGATGTTTGGTACTGGTAAATGTAAATATTACTAAATACATATTGACCAGCAGATACCGCAGTATTAGCAACCCAGCTTGTGGCTGGTGTGGTATTTGTGTTTGTGCTGTTATACGGATTAGAAGACGTTATTGGAGTAGACGTATTCTGAATAGTACGAAGACACCCAGTATCTCTAACTAACTGGGTTCTGGCTTCGTTGATATAAGT